CCCTCCAAGTCCAGAATTAGAAATCTCCAGTCCATCGGTAGAGTCCTTAGAAAAGGAAGAGATAAAGTAAAAGCAACTCTTTACGATATCGCTGATGATTGTACCCATAACTCTAAACGAAATTATACATTAAACCATTTCATTGAAAGAATTAAAATCTATAACGAAGAAAATTTTAATTATGAAATAATCAGCATACAATTAAAGAAGGAGAAAAAATGATTGAGGACGATTTTTACGGAACAATAAAATTTAAAAATGGCGAAGAAATATTTGCCAAAGTAGCTGCTTCTGAAGAAGAAAATAGAACAATGTTAATTGTACATACACCAGTGATGGTGTCTGAAGTTAAAGCTAAAGGTGGAATTGTTGGTTACAAAGTAGAACCTTGGTTAAAAACAAGTAAAGAAGATATGTTCATTATTAATATGGACAATGTTCTTACTATGTCAGAATCATCTGATATGGAAATGATTATGATGTATCAAAACTTTTTACAAGATTTCCGTAGGGATGTACAAAATAGTACTAAACTCAATAGGCAAATGGGATATTTAGCTACTGTTAATGCTGCTAGAGGACATTTAGAAAAAATATTTAAAGAAAGTCCTAATAATACTAAGAGCTCTCCCGATCAACCCTGACAGAGTTATTCTATTGACAGTTTGAGAACTTGTCAAGTGCGGATAGAAATGTTATACTATCTACATAATAGTGATAAAGACTTATGCCAATAACTCCAGGTAAGACTATGGCAAAAAGAAAAAGGTCTCAGCACTATGTTAATAATAAAGAGTTTCTTGCTGCTTTAATTAAGTATCGAGAAGATGTAGAAATCGCAAAACTTCGGGATAAACCCAAACCAGTTATTCCAAGGTATATTGGTGAATGTTTTTTAAAGATTGCAAACCATTTATCATTTAAACCAAATTTTGTTAATTACATGTTTAAGGAGGACATGATCTCTGATGGAATCGAAAATTGCGTTCAGTACATACATAATTTTAACCCTGAGAAATCCCAAAATCCTTTTGCTTACTTTACGCAGATTATACATTATGCATTTCTCCGACGAATACAAAGAGAAAAACGTCAATTAGAAATTAAGAATAAGATACTTGAGAAGTCTGGTTATTCGGAAGTATTTGATAATAATAATACAATTGACGGATCAAGTTTTAGCGAGTATAATCAAATTAAAGATGCTGTTCATTCAAAATTACGTAATAATTGAATGAAGATCGCAATAATTACAGATCAACATTTTGGAGCAAGAAAGAATTCAAAATTATTTCATGATTATTTTTTGAAGTTTTATAATGATGTCTTCTTTCCTCTCTTACATTCTGAAGGTATTACGACCATTGTTGATATGGGCGATACCTTCGATAGCCGTAAAGGTATCGACTTTTCGGCTTTATCCTGGGCAAAGGATAATTATTACGATAAACTAAATGAGATGGGCATAACTGTCCATACCATTGTGGGTAATCATACAGCATACTATAAAAATACAAATGAAGTAAATGCAGTAGATTTATTACTTCGTGAGTATGATAATGTTCACGTTTATTCGGAAGCAACAGAAGTAAATATAGATGATCTAGGGGTGATGATGGTTCCTTGGATCAATTCTGAAAATCAGGAAAAAACCTTTAAGTTACTTAGAAAAACAAAATGTCCAGTTGTGATGGGACATTTGGAACTTAATGGATTTGCAGTTAATAATATGGTCACTATGGATCATGGAACTCCTGTAGAAGTTTTTAAGAAATTTGATAAAGTTTATTCAGGCCACTTTCATACAAGATCTCATCAAGAAGATATTCATTACTTAGGAAATCCTTATGAGTTATATTGGCATGATGTAGAGGAGACTAAGGGATTTCATTTTTTTGATACAGAAACTTTAGAGCATACTCCAATTGATAATCCTTATCGGATGTTCTACAAGATTTTTTATGAGGATACTCCATACCAGACTTTTGATGCGAGAGAGTATGAGAATAAAATTGTAAAAGTTATTGTTCGTCAAAAGACTGATACTAAGAAATTTGAAAAATTTATTGATAAGCTGTATAATTCTAATGTAGCAGAAGTCAAAGTAGTTGAGAATTTTGATTTTAATGGGTGGTATGCTCATGATATTGAACCTTTAGAATCTGAAGATACGATGTCCATTCTTAATAGGTATATTGAGGAGGCAGAGATAAATCTTGATAAGTCAAAGGTTCAAAAGATCTTACAGTCTGTTTATCAGGAAGCATGTGAAATGATATAATGTATATTCTCACAGTTGCTGGTAAAGAAAAGGAAGGAGCTTATTCCGTTAAAGATGCGGATGGAGATCAAATTCTTTATCTTTTTGAGGAAGAAGATGATGCTGTACGCTATGCTATGATGTTAGAAGAGGAGGATTATCCTACGATGCATGTAATTGAAGTTGAAGATGAAGTTATGATTAAAACGTGTGAAGTTCACGATTATAACTATGCAGTTATAACCGAGGATGACATTGTAATTCCTCCAAGTACTAAACATGATTTTATTTGAAAAAATACGGTGGAAGAATTTTCTAAGTACTGGTAACCAATATATTGAAGTTGGTTTTACAGAACATTCTACTAATTTAATTGTAGGTACTAATGGTGCAGGTAAGAGTACTATCTTAGATGCATTAACTTTTAGTTTGTTTAATAAACCTTTTCGGAAGATTAGTAAACCTCAGTTAGTTAATTCAACAAATGACAAGGATTCTAAGGTTGAGGTAGAGTTTTCTATTGGCCCAACTGAATGGAAGGTAGTAAGAGGAATAAAACCAAATATTTTTGAGATATGGAGAGATGGTAATGTAATGAACCAGTTCTCTCATGCAAATGATCAGCAGAAGTGGTTAGAGCAGAATGTTCTGAAGATGAACTATAAGTCTTTTACTCAAATTGTTATTTTGGGTTCTAGTACTTTTGTTCCTTTTATGCAATTGACTGCCTCTAATAGAAGAGAAGTAATTGAGGATCTTTTAGATATTAAAATCTTTTCTTCTATGAATAATATTATCAAAGAGAAGATTAGAACAACTAAAGAAGAAGTTAAAGTACTTGATCTGAAGAAAGAATCTCTTAATGAAAAGGTTGAGATGCAAAATAAATTTATTGAAGATATAGAAACTCGTGGTAAAGAGAATATTGGAGAGAAGAATGATAAGATTAAAGTTTTACAGATTGAAGTGGATGCTCATATGGAGCATAATGAGTTAACAAATTCTAACATTTCTGATCTTGTAAAAGAGCAGGAGAAAGTAACAGGTGCTACAGAAAAATTACGTAAACTTGGTGGGTTGAAAGGTAAGATTGCTAATAAGGTAGCAACGATTACGAAAGAGCATAAGTTCTTTACTGATAATGTAACGTGTCCTACATGTACCCAACCAATTGAGGAAGAGTTCAGAATAAATAAAATTACCGACGCTCAAAATAAAGCAAAGGAGTTACAAGCTGGTTTTAAACAACTAGAAGATACTCTTAAAAACGAAGAAGAGCGAGAGCGTCAATTCACTGCCCTATCGAAGGAGATCACAACATTAACGCATGGCATTTCTAAAAACAATACTAAGATCGCTGGCTGTCAACGACAAATCAGAGATCTGGAATCGGAAATTCAGAAACTTACCGATCAACTTGCAGACAGAAATACTGAGCATGACAAGTTAATAACCTTCAAGGACAATTTAAAAACTACATACGACGACTTATCTTCACGGAAGGACACCATAAGCTATCACGCATTTGCGTATGGTTTGCTCAAAGACGGTGGAGTTAAATCCAAAATCATAAAGAAGTATCTACCGCTGATAAATCAGCAAGTTAACCGTTATCTTCAGATGATGGACTTCTACATCAACTTCACACTTGATGAGGAATTTAACGAAACCGTTCAGTCCCCTATTCATGAGGATTTTTCTTATGCTTCTTTCAGCGAGGGAGAGAAGATGAGAATCGACTTAGCACTTCTGTTTACATGGAGGGAAGTGGCTAGAATGAAGAACTCTATTAACACCAATCTTCTTATCATGGATGAGGTGTTTGATAGTTCATTGGATGGTTTAGGAACAGATGAATTTCTTAAAATCATTAAATATGTTATAACAGATGCAAACATCTTTGTTATCTCTCACAAAACTGGTATGGAGGACAGATTTGATAGTGTCCTGCAATTTGAAAAAGTGAAAGGATTCTCTCGTATAATAGACTCATGAATACAGAAGCACCTCCAGAGTGGACCAAGGGACCTATAAGGAGACCGGTTGACATGAGTGATACCTTTAAAAAGGAAGGATGGGAGCACTGTAGGGTTCTTATTACAGATCCCCGAAGCGATGTATACCTGAGGGAGTACCGTGAACGTTCCAAATTGGAGACACCACAGCAAGAAGGAGGCGAAGAGGACACTCAAACCTCAAGCTCTCCGCCAAGCGAAGGCAAGACGTAGACACTTGATAAAGAGTCTACTTAAGACCTCTTCCCCACGGAAGGGGTTTTATAATGTATGCATACCAAACGAAACGCATGGCAGTTCAACAAGAAATCAAGTCACATCTTGCACGCTTGCTGGCTACTGAAGATTTAGTAGTTGAGCATAAGAATGTAGAGTGTGCTCAGTTTGATGTTCGTACTCGTGTATTGACTCTTCCTCTGTGGGAGAAGGCAAGTCATGATGTATATGATATGTTGGTGGGTCATGAAGTAGGACATGCACTCTTTACTCCTGATGAGGATTGGTGGTTAGATTATGATATACCTCAACAGTTTGTGAATGTTGTAGAGGATGCTCGAATTGAAAAATTGATGAAGCGTAAATATATGGGTATTGCAAAAAGTTTTTATAAAGGGTATAATGAGCTTCATGAGCAAGATTATTTTGAGATAGATGGTGAAAATATTGCTAACCTTAATCTTGCTGATAGGGCTAATTTATACTTT